ATATTTTTTCTGGACATTAATTGATGGACCCCGTAATTTTACATTAGAACGTGGGTCATAATTATTAACATCTTCTTCCTCTTTGATGCGTGCCAACATTTCGGATTGTCTCCATAATTCTGGCGCGCCCATCTTAAAATCACCGTGTATATCAGCTTTGTACCAGAAAATAGTATCTTCTAATTTGTTACTTTGTGTATTATTATTTACAACTAAACATTCAAAATTTTGTGTACACTGGTCCATCATTTGACAGAAAAACTCTAGCGATGGAAAAGCAGACCCATAATTTACAAATAATCTGTCACGATTATTCTTATAAGGCTCTCTCAAAATGAATACATAATCAACATTTGTACGTAAAGCAGGTGGAATACCAAGTGGGAACTGCATAGTAATAATAAAAAATACCTTTAACCAACGACCATTCATAAATAAATATCTAATATTTTTATCGTGAGTCCAAGAATCATCGTACATACAATCGTCCAAAATTAAAAATGCTCTTGGATCAATATTTGTTTTAATTCCCTTACTTTCATCTTGTTGAATTCTTGCCATAACAAGTTTTTGACGCTTCACAAAATTAGCTAAAATTACAGGATTATACTCACCGTGAATAAACATTGGCGGCACAATCTTTTTAAAGAAACCGTTTGACTCTTCTGTACCTGAAATTACACAACCCATAGGTAAGTCTTGATGATGAAATAGTAAATCACGAACGAGAGTTGATTTACCAGTACGACGGCGTCCAATAAAAACTACAACCGCATCCTGAGGAACCGACTTCATTACGAACTTCCGGAGATTAACATTTACACCGCCTTGTGCCATTTGTATTCTAGTACAAACAAAAATAGTTGGTGCGCTACACAAACGCGGAAGTACTCTTTCAAACAAGAAGATGAAACCTGTTCTTCAAATACTCCAAAATCAACACTGTAGGGAAAGGGAAATAACAGATAATGAAAAAGAAACATTTGCTAATTATTCATTTCTTCAACGCTATCATCCAGCCTTAGATATATTTAAAATTCCTGAATCTGCTCTATCTCATAAAAATCTAGAACTGCCCTCAAAATACCATATTCAATCTTGGGGAAATCAAGATGACAAAGAGTCCAAAATCTGGAATACAGTAAGAACCATTTATGATACAATTACACCTGAACCATGTAAAACATTCGTTAAAACAGTTCACCTCCTTAATCCTATTGACTTAATTAAAGAAAAATACATAACTCCAGAACACCCGTTACTTCCTCAAAGTGAGAATACTTGGAAGAAAACTCTTACAAAATTACACAGTCATAATAATCAGGCTTATGTTGATACTGTTGCCAATTTTGTACTTAGCACATTTAGAGAAAAAGATTTAACACCTCATTGTGTATTTTACTATGGAGCGGCAACAGGAATTAGTAAAAAATATCAATTCAATATCTCTCAAGAATATGATACTTATAGACAATGTCGATGGTTCTGGAAAGGTATGAAATCACATAGCGCTCGCTTAACTGTTGTTCGTGGCGACGCAGATATTGAAGAAATACCAAATTTTAATGAAATATATAAAGAAATTACAACCTGTCCATTTGAAGACAATGAAGAAGAATATACTGAAGTAGAATTGGAAGCAATTACAAGTGATATTCCTGATAATACAGATATTGAATCAATAAAATCATTTACCTTTGATAATATTGAGGAAGATGCTGAAAATGTTAAAGATATTTTCGAAATTAACAAAAAAATTACAAAAAGAATTTCATTAAAAAAGGCTGATTCTGATGATGAATCCGATTCTGAATCTGATAATGATTCCGATAATGGAACTGATTCTGATGAAACTGATTCTGTTGAACTTGATATTGATATATGTCTTGAAATACCAAATATGCCTGTTGTACTAATCTATCAAGAAGCTCAGGATGGTGTTATGGATACACTTCTTGATGAAGATGAAATTGATGGTCACGAGCGTGGGTCACAAGGTTGGGAATCAAGATGGATTGCCTGGCTGTTCCAGGTTATTGCCGCTTTATCTTTTTTACAAACCGCAGTCTGTTTTACACACAATGATCTTCATTCAAATAATATACTTTGGAGAAAAACAGAAAAGAAGTTTTTATACTATAAGGCTAAAGATGGAACTGTTTGGAGAGTCCCAACTTTTGGAAAGATTTTTAGTATTATTGATTTTGGTCGTTCCATTTTTAGATTAGGTAAACATCTTTGGGTTTCTGATGACCATTGGCCTGATCAAGAAGCAGGTGACCAATATAATTTTGGACCATTCTTTGACCATACCAAACCAAAAAATCCACCAAATCCATCTTTTGATTTAGCACGTTTAGCAATTAGTGTAATTGATGGTCTATATGATGAAAAACCTGATAAAAAGAAAGGTAAAGGTGTTTCAATTATCAGTCAAGAAGGCAGTTGGAAGGTCTATGAAACTAAATCTCCTTTGTTCAATTTACTTTGGAGTTGGACTGTAAATAAAGATGGCGCGACTGTTTATGAAGATGCGAATGGAGATGAAAAATATGAAGGATTTGATTTATATATTCGTATCGCATACGATATACATAATGCGGTTCCAAAAGATCAACTTCATAAACCTATCTTCCAACAATTCAAATGGAAACAGAAAGTTTCCCAAGATGAAACTATTTATTCTCTTGGTGCCTAAATAAATTAATTATAATACTTATACAAGTAATTAGATTAATTTAAATTATTAATTAGTTCCACAGCATCCTTGTTCAGAAGCTGGGAGTGGTGAACAGGGGCAACCATTGCTAACTGTAGTACAGCCCCCAGTACCCTTTCTGTAAAATTTCATCTGGCCATTCTTTACAGTATTAATAATGGATTGATCCCAAATACCTAGAGCAGGCGCATATCCTGTATTTGGTTGATTTGGTGATGTACCCGCAGGTGGAATATTCCAAGGAGAAATACGACTAATAAATGAACCGGACTCGGTAGTAGCGCGACGGCGTTGTGTGATTAACGAACTATCATATATAGTCGTAGGCATTTCTACATCACCGTGAGAAATAAACGGGATTTAATTTGTAAACTAATCTTTTTCTCAGATTAATTTGCAAATCCATTTGAAGTATATTTAACTATATATACCTCATATCCACCACTATTAGATAATGTCCCAGATATATCTGTATTTCCACCTGGCGCATTATAGATAGTAACTGGACTTGATCTATAACTTCCTGTTACAATAATATTATTATTAGAATCAACTGCTATACCATATCCAGAATCAAATAAACTTCCACCAATTCTAGTTGCCCATATACCAATCCCATTTGAACCATATTTAACTATGAATGCATCACTACTACCACTATTAGGTAAATTTGGTAGTGTCGTAGATCCACCTACATTATAGATGGTAAGTGGCGATGTAGAATTTCCTATTAGAATAATATCATTATTAGAATCAACTGCTACACCTTGTGTAAAATCAGTTCCAGTAAGTCTTGTTGCCCATGTACCAATCCCATTTGAACCATATTTAACTATATATGCATCATCACTGCCACTAAAAGGTAATGTTCCAAATGTAGATGTATCTTCATTATAGATGGTAGCTGTTGATGTATAATATCCTGTTACAATAATATTATCAAGAGAATCAACTGTTACACCATATCCATTACCACCAGTTCCAGTAATTCTAGTTGCCCATATACCAGCCCCATTTGAACCATCATATTTAACTATAAATGCGTCATCTCCACCACTATTAAGTAATGTTCCAAATACATTTATAATTCCACCTGGTGCATTATAGATAGTAACTGGACTTGATGTATAATTTCCAGTTACAATAATATTATTAAGAGAATCAACTGTTATACTATTTCCACTATCAAAACCAGTTCCAGCAATTCTAGTTGCCCATATACCAGCCCCATTTGAACCATTATATTTAACTATAAATGCGTCATATGAGCCATCATTAAGTAATGTTCCAAATACATTTATATTTCCACCTGGCGCATTATAGATAGTAACTGGACTTGAATCATACGTGCCTGTTACAATAATGTTATTAAGAGAATCAACTGTTACACTCGTACTAAACTCATTTCCAGTTACAGTTCCAGCAATTCTAGTTGCCCATATACCAGTCCCATTTGAATCATATTTAACTATAAATGTATCAGCGCCGCCACTATTAAGTAATGTTCCAAATACATTTAGACTTCCACCTGGTGCATTATAGATGGTAATATTCGCCTGATAATATCCTGTTACAATAATGTTATTACTAGAATCAACTGTTATACTAACTCCAACCTCAGAGGCAGTTCCAGGTACGGTTGTGCTAATTCTAGTTGCCCATATACCAGTTCCATTTGAATCATATTTAACTATGTATGTATCAAATCCACCACTACTATTTAATGTTCCAAATATAGATCCATCTGCATTATAAATAGTAATTGGACTTTGTGTCGGAACGGATTGAAACCCGTATGATCCTGTTACAATGATATTATTATTAGAATCAACTGCTACACTATATCCAAATTCATTGCTACCACCGGTTCCAATAATTCTAGTTGCCCAGCCAGATTGGGGCGTTACTGATGTTTGAGGTGTTACTGATGTCAGAAAAGCACATGGACATCCTATACTAACTGTTGTACAGCCCCCAGCATTCTTTCTATATTCTGTCATTTGTCCAGTTATAACTC